TGCAGTCCCAGCCAACGCAGACTTTACAACTGGCTGTTGCGTAATTATGTAAGCGCGATTAGCCATTGTTATTTAGTTTGTTTTTTTATGCCGTTAGACGCAACGATGCCTGACAATGTGCCAGTCAAAAACACAACAATGGTTGACATTAGGTCTATAAACGCTGCGTCGTTTGGTGCTTGTTTTTCGGGTTGCGACACAAACAACAGGCCGTAGGTCATGCCTAAAACTATGGTGCTAAAAACTATGGCCAACAGTACGCCTACGGTGACGATCATGCGTGCGTGTAATTCGTCTGACGTGTATCTGTGTCGAGTCACGGTGTCATGCCGCATCGGTCAGGCACGTTGCAGTTATCTAACGTCATGTTTTTGACCCGTGACTTTACGGTGATCGTGTTGTCGCGTGTACTTTCGCAAGCGGTCAGCACGATAAGTATTGCCAAACTAGCCAAGTAGTGCGGCGGCTTCATCTGCTGTTAACCCAAGTTTGTCTAGCACGGCTTGACGCGTTGCAAGTTTGGCGGCTTCGGCTTCGGCTCGTGCTTCCGCTTCGGCGTGTCCGGCTTCAATCATGGCGGCTTCGTCTGCGGTTGCGTCGCGCACTAAATCGTCTATCTGTATTTTGTAAGTCATATAGTCCTAACTTTTCGCGTAACCATAGACATAAATTGCGCCACCAGTCATCGTGCCGCCGTCTGGAATAATTGTAAAACCAGTATAAGAAGTAGTGTTATTTATAAAACCCGTAACTTTACCCATAGACGAACCTGTATTTGACGGAATATAAGTTGATTCAACTCTTGTAACTCTTGTCGCAAATGGATCACCAATATTTATATCGGCGTAATAGCCGTCGCTTTTACCTGCGCCAATTCTTGCAAAACTTGTTGCGTTATTATCGCCTGTAAAATCTGTAGTTCCGCCTACAAATCCTCTTGCAACAAACGAATAATAACCTGTAGTAGTTGCGCCAAGTTGTAATTTTATATTTGTATTATCCGACATGATTCCGCCAATGACCACCACTTTATAATTATCGTAAGTCGCACTAAACGCACTAGTAACCGCAACGCTAGAAACGGTAGTGCCAATAGTTGTCGCACTAATCAAAGTTAAACCGCTAGACGCGCCAACCGCTTGCCACGCCGCACCGTCATAATATTGCGTTGCGTTAGTTGCTTCAATATAAGCAAACTGACCTTCAGCAAGCGTTTTCTCACCTGCACCACCAAACGCCGCGTCGCGCGTAATCGTCGTAGCAAAAACTGGTATGCCAGTATTTATTTCGGTTTGTTGTTGAGCCGTTAAAACTTGGCCGGCTGTAAATACTGGTACTGCTGTTTGCGCGTTTGCACCCATAATTGCCTACTTTACCCTAGAACGTTGTCAGCGTTGATGATACCAAACGACGTGTCGTCAAGAATTAACTCGTAAACAACAATGGTTGGCGACGTGTAATAAGTAACGCTATGCCCAGCGTTCACGCTGATCGTATGCTCAATGCCTTCGACTGCCAGTTCTTGTGCAAGTTGCGTCGTTGTCACGCCTGACACAAAAGACTTTTCAATCGTGATCGTGTCGCCCACGTCAATCACGGCCACCGTGTCACGTTGCGCGCTAGTCAACAAAGCAAACGACGTGGCTAATGACGTGTACCGTGCCTCAGGCTCAGGGTCAAGCAAATACAAAGCCAAGTCAAGCGCGGCGCTGTCGTTATGCAAAAGGCTGTTAGTAATGCTGTAAGTCTGCACAAAATACTTTGCCTGACTACCAGCGTCGTCAGCGACTTGCGGATTGTTACTGCCAAGTATCTGTACGACTGCACGGTTAGTTACCTGATCGGCTTCAAAAGTTATGCCTACGCCGTTATACGGTATTTCTGTACCGTCATCATGAAAATCTGCTACCGCTGGGGTCAGCGTTGTGCCTAGTCGAGCGTCAAACACTAGATCGCCGTCACGCGACATAAACAGGCGACCCTGCTCAGCAACGTTCACGTTAGACAAATAGCCCAGCACGTTTGTACCCTGCGGAATTGTAAACGCCGACGCACCGCCAAGCGTTTGTGTGCCTGTAGCAATGTCACGCGTTAACGCTGGGAACGCAACCTCAGGCCGATCTAGTACCGCCGTGACTCGAGCGCTGCTCAATTGCTCGCTGACGTTGAATTCGTCTAAATATGTTTGCGCCAACAAATAAAAATCGTCTGCACAAAACACGGTTACGGTGTCTAAACCGCCAAGTGCAAAGTTGTAGTCATAGTTTACGATTACGCCGACAAACAAATATTCTTTGACGTTTAGCGAACTGTAACGCGATAGGCGCACTCGACGCATAGGTGCAAGACCCGGTTGGGCTTGCGGTGTGTCGTAGTACGGCGATTGCGTATCAAACGGGTTAAAAATGCCTGCCGTGTCAAGCATCGTAAAGGACATAGTGCCAGCACTAAATTGGTCGCCTTGATCGCGTCGCCCACGTTTAACTGTGATGCTGTTTACGCCGTCAAGCACACTTGCAAAATCTGTTGTACCGTCAAGCACATACTGAGTGTTGTCAAGTACGCCAGCGGTCAAATCGTCAAGCAAAAATGCGTCTTGCAAAAACCCTGTGTCAATTTCTAAGTCATAGTTGCCACTAGCAACAACGGCTGTACCTGCCATTACGACGCAATCTGTAAGTCGAGTGGCCCGTTAGTGCGCTGATAGGCCAGCAAACTGTTTAATACGCTTTGCCCAATTTCGGCGCTAGTTGACATACCGCCTGTCACGTTTATTGTTACGCCACCGCTACTGCGCGCTGCGATGCGTTCAGCGTTGCCAAACGTCGTTAGGCCGCCTTGTATGGTTACTAGGTCGCCAGCACCAGCACCAGTTCCGCCACCGCCGCCGCCTGACCCGCCTTTACCGCCACCAGCGCCGCTTGAGCCACCGCCTACAACTGGCGACACTACGGTTGGCATACCTGCACCAGCTTCTCGAGCCATGCGATCTGCCGTGCGCGTATCGGCAGTTACTGTTGTGCCACCGCCACCAATACGACCCAAACTAATCGTTGGCAATTGACCAATATCAGTAAACGGGTTTATCAAATTCATGCCGCTAATAATTAAGTTGATTGCGCCAATAAACGAATTAGCAAACAATTCAAAACCACCAATTAAACCGTTTAAAACTATATTTACGCCATCTCTAAAACTTTGAAACTTTGTGTATGCAATAGTCAATGCAGTTATTAAAGCGCCAATACCAATCATAATTATGCCAAAAGGGTTCAATGCCATTGCAATATTTACTGCAACAATTGACGCTGCAATTGCCGCAATCGTGCCAGCAATAATTGTAAATGCTTTTGGATTGTCTTGTGCCCAATCTGCCATTTTTTGCAAATAGGGCAAAACTTTTTCTATTACTGGCAACAACGCTGCACCAATTGCTTCTTGTGTTTCACCCAAACTATTTTTTAATATTTTAAATTTGCCTGCTGCGGTTTCTGCCGATCGAGCCGCTGCCCCGCCAAAATTGTCATTCAATGCAAGCATTACATCGTCAAGATCAGCGCCGTCTGCAATCATGCCTTTCATCTCAGGCGACAACGCTTGCAAACCTTTCATATTGCCGCCGTACGCTTTTGCAAGAGCGTCAGAAACTCCAGCCAAATTAGAACCAGTTGCAGTTGCAATATCTTGAGCAAGTCTTAAAGCATCAGTTGCTTCGCCAACATCTTTAGTACCAGTAAGCAACGCGCTAAACGCTGGCCGTAACTCGCTATCAGCCGTACCAGTTGCCCTTGACATAGCCGAAATCATGTCCTCAGTTGCTGCAACAGTTGCGTCAGTAGCGCCGACAACGTTCTGCATCGTGTTAGCCAAAATCGCTTGTTGCTGTTCGTCCTCGGCTGCTGCTCGAGCCGCCAAGCCCAACGCACCTGCAACCGCCGTCAACGCCGCTGCCGCTGGCACGGCTGCTTTCTTAATAGCAAACTGTGCTTTTTCACCAACAGTTTCTAGTTGTTTAAATTCTTTTATTGCTTTGTCAATGCCTTTGCCGTCAAACTCGCTGACAATAGGTATAGATAGTGCCATGGCTAAATCTCGCTTTGCACAACGCGCATAGTTTTAGCAATCATCTTTGTCATTTCAGCTTCAATACCGCGACGCGCTTTATATACAGCCGGGCCGATCAGTCGAGTGCGACCAGCGCTAACAAAACCTAATGCGTTACCTAATCGGTTTGAGTTAGCGCGACCAGCCGTTTCAAAGATTGCTGCCGCTGGGTCTTTCTGCTCAATAAGAATTACGCCGACCGCGTTACGTCGAGTGTCAAAACGCATACGCACTCCGCTAATTGCTTTAGCCGTTGTGAACGGGAATAGTTTGCGATCACGTTGCACCCAGTTGTAGCGCATACCTGATAGCGGTAATTGTTTGTACACGGCTTTGCCTGCCTGTATTGCTGGCTGTGCTATTGCGGTTGCGTCTGCCTTAAAATCTTTTTGCAATTGCGGGTCAATTTTACGCAAAGAATTAATCGTCTGTTTGACCCCGACGATCTCAATAGTTGTTG